GCTCTTCTTCGTTTTTAATTGCCTGTTCTAGTTCTTTATAACCAGATTGCAACTCCTTTGCTTTATTTTGAGCATCATCGATTTTATTTATTCTAAACTCCTCTCCGATAGACTGGGTGCATGTAGGGCAAACCGTGTTCTCTGTAAAAAACTTATGCTCTTTAGTAATCGTTGTTACTTTCTGGGATATTTTACCTTTAAGATTTCCTAACTGACGAAGTTTTTTTCCAGAACCTGTTACCGTTTCCTGTTCTTTAATAAGTTCTGTTACATTACTTTCTTTGATTTCATTATGCTCAATATGAGTATCGATTTCAATTCCCAATACTTTTATTTTACTTTTCTTATCTGTTATATTCTTTTTACCACGCATTTCTAACTCTTCAATAAAGTTTTCTTGCATATGAACCTTATCATTAAGAGATTCTTTTTTAAGAGTGAGAACTTTTATTTCCTCTCTTCTCTGACGTATCTTATCCTTTATAATATTATTCATAGAAGAGAAGATTTTAATATCAAGTAAATCCTCAATAACCTCTCTACGGTTTGGTGCAGTCAATTGCATGAATGGAACAAATATACTACTACCAAGAATAACAATCTGGGTAAAGGATTTGTAATTCATTTTGATTACATTCTGTTCCAACCATTTTTGTTGATCTGCAGAATGTGAGAACTGATCTAATAATCTACCATCTTTCCATATCTCAAAAATATTTGGTTTGATTCCTCTTATGACTTTCCAACAAATTCCATTAACAGTAAACTCTACTTCTACCTTCGAATCTTTTTCATTAACAGTATTAATTAACTGACTCTTACTAATCTTACGGAATGGTTTGTTGAACAAACTAAATGTCAGTGCATCAAGCACCGTGCTTTTACCTGTACCATTTGTACCAACAATTAGATTGGTATCATGTTCAGTAAAATTTATTTCAGTAAAGTGGTTGCCAGTGGATAAAAAATTCTTCCAACGTACCTTTTCAAATAAAATCATCGTGTTTCAATGGAGGAATAACAATATCATTCTCGGTTATAACAGTATACCTATAATCATTCATATTGCAAGTTTTAAGCATCAAATCATCATCAACTTCTATGACATGCATTTCAGGGTAGTCCTGATCTTCTAACTGTAAAGCGAATCTAACTGCGTCATCTTCTTGTTCAAATAGGTAGAGAACTTGTTCTCCTTCTATATTTCCTACAGAATATGCACCATCATTTTCCTTTCCTTTGACAGTTAGTATATACATTATACCACCTCACATGCCTCTTGGTAAACATCTTGCATAAGTTTTTGTACTACAGATTTATCTAAAGTAATTTCTGACTCATCAATATACCTGTTAAGGATTGACATAGTATCTTCAGATTCGAATGCCTCAAAATCATCAGATTTATAATAACCACCAAATTCAAAATTTTCTACAATCTTAAGTTCAGATATATTTGATGCATATAATTTATCAATAAACTTTTCAAATTTTTTGATGTCAGTTTTCTTACGAACAATAAGTTTTACAATCTTATTTTCATATGGTCTGGAATCAAAAGTTTGATGATCGGTATCATCATAGAAAATTTTATAAAATACTTTATAAGGATTGTTAACAGGAGTATGCTCTAAAGTTTCTGTATCGAAGAAGTGAAAACCTCTGTCGCTATCATAATCATTCCAATAGATCTCATAAGGATTACCCAAGTAATAGATATTGTCATTATTTGATCTTGTATGAAAATGACCCGAAAATGTTTTCTCAAACTTTTTAAAGTATTTCATATCAAGACCATGATCCATTAGAATCTGTTGGGTTACTACAAAACCATTCAGTTCTAAATGACCCATACAAACAGGAGCTCTTGATTTTTTAATTAAACCAATGCTTGATTCATAATTATCCTGATTGATCCAAGGAACAAGAAGGATATTTAAACCACCTACCTCTATACTACTAACTTCAGAATATACTTTTACATTATTATATTCACGTAGTAGAAGATCTATTGCATTTACATCATTAGTATTCTTGTAATATGCTGTATGATTACCAACAATAGTATGGACAGTGATGCCCATGTCACGGAGACGATCAAAATAATAATCCTTTGCCCATGATAGTGCAGCAAAATCTATTCCTTTTCTACTATCAAAGGTATCACCCATATCAATGACTGTGGTAATACCTTCCTTTTCTATAGCAGGAAAGAAAATATCATTATAAAACTTTAGAAAATAATCATGAAAGAATTTAGAATTCTTTCTTGCTCCAAAGTGCTGATCAGTTATGATTGCAACTTTCATTAATTACGTAATTTCGCATGTACAGCATCTTTAATTGAATTATATTCCGCATAGTTAGATCCGTCAATACTATTGTTATCATCAAAAACTTCTTGATAACCAGATCTCTCAATAATTTTATTCTTAATATCTAACTGACGTTTCTCTCTTTGTATTCTGCGAAGAAAGGCATAATGTATAATCTGTGTGAAGTAAGCAAAAGGGTTCTTGGATTTTTCAGGATCAAAGTTGTGTATGTATTGAACACAATTTTCAATTCCGTCGGAGATCATATCCTCCTTAAACATGTAGTTTACAAAGTTTGGTTTGAATGATAAGTGGTTAGCAATCTTTAGAAAACATTCTCCAATATATCTTGGTATCTCTGGTTTGGTATCCCATTTAGATGCTCTACCTGCTTTATCAGGTGGTTCACCATATTTTTTAATATATCTAATCTCAACATCTTCACGGTATTTAACTAAAGCAGCAAGGAACTCCTTATTGTTAACATAATGCTCGGATCTTTTACGTCTTGCCATAGTTTTACCAGGAGCTATTGCCATAAGTCTTTACCACTATTATGTAGATATTATAACACTTCTGGAGACAGTTGACAAGGTGACGAAATAACAGTAGAATAACTCTGTCAGGGTTCAAGGGTTAGTTTTAGGTTTATTAAGTTTATAGAGTTTCTCTAGTAATTCTTTAGCATCATTTACGTTAGCAATATAACCCATCTCTTTATTTAAAAGTTCTTCATTACCTCTTTCTTTAGAGGATTGTCGAATGAAATTTTGATACATCATTATAATTTCCATATCATTAGATTCAGATATTGTTACTACATGATCCATATTCATAACAAACATATCTTCACTTGTTGTTTTTAACCAAGGTTCTACTTTATAACCAACTACACCTTTTTTAATTTTAATTTCGGACACGATGACGGGGTGATGAAGTATCAACATAGTTCGATCTTCTTCTTCAGAAGCAGCAACTCGTGCGAATACCTCCTCTCCTGAATGTAATTTTAGTGTTGCATAAAAATCGTCTTCTATCATGTCTTTAGTTGGATTGTAATTATCTCATAGTTAAAATTTTCTTCATTGTAAATTTTAATTCTTTCTATAAAATGGTTTAGTGTGTAATTTCTTTTTGACCCTTTAGTACAGTCATCAGAAATATCATATAGTATCGCCTTCACTTTGTTTGTTCCTTTTCTAAGAACTCGTCCAATACTTTGCAAGTTGCGTATACGTGATTTACTTGGAGAAGCAAAGATAACATTATGGAGATTTTTAATATTGATACCAGTTGAGAATGTACCATAGGATGCAACGATAATTGCGTTATTTTCTGTTTCGGTTATTTCCCTTACTTGTTCTCGCTCTTCTGCATCTACTCCACCATGAACAAAGAATACTTGGCGATCACTTTGCTTACTTCTATTTATTAAATCGTAAAGAACTTGACCGTGTGCTTCTACCCTACTATAAAGAATCAGAGTATTACCTCCCAAATCTAATGTAAGATTTTTGATAAAGTTATTTCTTTTTTCATGTGATATTAAATATTCTATCTCATCATTATAAGTATCAAACTTTCGAGGATCGTGTTTAAGAACTAAACATTGTATATCTAATTGAGAAAGATGTCCCTGTCTCATTAGTTCATCTGTCTTGGTTACTTTATATGATGGACCAAACAATCCTTCTAGTACCCACTTATGAGTTTGAGTTCCATCTAGTGTTCCAGTAAATCCAAATCGATACTTGGCATGTTCTAATTTTGACATTATAGATACTAAAGACTTACTCTTAAAAAGATGTGCCTCATCTCCAATGATCACATCATAGTCTGTAAAGAATGATCTTTCTAATTTATAAACAGATTGCCAAGTGGTAATAGTAACAGGAAACTCATTAGTCTTATCTTTCCCAGAATATATCTTATGACACCATGACTGACTATCCCATCCGTATTCTTCGAAATCCTTATACATCTGCTCTACAAGAGATGTCGTCGGAACAACTAAAAGAATTTTTTTCCCTTTATCTACATAATACCTTACAAGAGCGTAAATCATCAAGGATTTGCCTGAAGCAGTTGGTGATATCAGTAGCTTTCTATTATGTTTTAGTGCATCGTATACTCCCTCAACTTGATATTTTCTGGGGGAGTGATTACAAATAGATGTCATATAATCTTTGACACCTTCATATGATATTGTATCATTCTCCTCATAAGGAGTTCCGTAATATTCGTTATCTACAAACTTATATGTGTAATCGTGTCTCTTACAAAAGGATATAACTCTATCTAATAACCCAACATAAATTCTTTTTGATCTTAAATCAAATAAATGTATCTCACCATTCCAATTACGATTGCGATATTGAGGCATGAACTTTGCACCCTCAACTTCAAAAGTAAAATGATCCCTCAATTCATATTCAATATGAGGTTCAGCATTTACCTTTAAAAATACTTCATTCGCTTTAGATATAACAAGATTGGCTCTTTTGTCAATCACATCGCCCATAGCATCTATGGGTATTTAGTTACCCCTGTCAACCCATGCCAGATTGGAATCTCATATACTCAATAGCATTTTTAATCTGAAA